GGCTTCAAACCCGGAGACAAGATTCGGTTGATTGGTCCGGCTTTGGGTGACAGCATGCCATTGAAGACTACTTGTTACCTCTACAAGGTAAACCTCGGTGAAACTGTCACCCTTTCAGGAGATAGGTACGGCACACCTTGCCTAAACCACAAAGGTATGGACTTTGACCGAGAAGGTAACCACGGGACTTGGGAGCTAGTAAACCGACCTACCCAAAAGAAAGACTCTCACGAAATCTCTATCAACTTAGTCCTTAAAGTCAACGGTGTTGAGTTAGACCTTCAGGCCATTAAAAGGATCCTAGAAAATGTCAGCAAACTATGATAAAGCTAACGGACAACGGCTAGACGACCTGTATGAAGAACGGGCTGCTATCCTTGAGTACGATGCGGGGAAAAGCCGTTTTGAAGCAGAACAAATGGCAGCTCAACTTTACGGCTACCCAAACAAGGCCGCACTGAAGGCAGCGGTTCAGGAAATGAAAGCGAGCTAAATGGAAAAGGATGACACAGAAGAAGAATACCATGATGAACCCTGCTGTTGGTGTAACGACCAAGGGCCAGAAACAGAGGATGGTGAAAGCCACCCTTGCGCATTTTGTGGAGCAATGTCATAATGATCAAAGTACACGAAGCAGATATCCCCGGCTTCTACGTTAGGGGCTTCCTTGTAGGTATCATACTTTTTGGTGTTATTCTACACGGCTATGAGTCATCTTGCCAAAGGAGGTATAACGTATCCGACTGTGATATGACCTTTGTACCTGACGAGGTAGAAGTCCACGAGTGGCTTTACCCACAACAATAAAAGGAAACTAAATGAAGACAGATAACAAATTCCACGGTGACTTCAGCGCCCTAACTGATGAAGAGAAAGATCTAGTCATCAATCCGAAGCACTATAAGATTCTTGGTATAGAAGTGATGCAACTGTTCCTTCACAAGGGGATGGAGTACATGGACATCATGCGGTACGCCCTGTCACGACATACAGGCGTTATTGCTCACGTCCTTGGTCAGGTGTTTAAGTATTCTTTCCGTTTAGGAGGGAAGGATGACGAGCTACAAGATGCAACTAAGATTGCTTGGTATGGTAACCGCCTTGTTGAAGAGATTGAGTTCAAGCGAGGTATTCGTAAAGAGAAACCTCGTGGTGAGTTCCCTAATAACTTTAGTAGTTTTGCTTGTGGGGACCTTGTTCGGCGTAAAGATGGTAAAGTAGTTATTGAGACTGGCCAGCATTTCAACAAGGTTACAGGTGTATTTACTATCGACGGTGGTGGTGTATCTCTCACATTTGATAGGGATGAAAGTAAGGTTTATGATGCCTCTGAATTTAAGGTGGCTGGTTAATGAACTTAGTATTTGACACAGAGAACAACGACCTTCTTCGGAACGTCACAAAGTTTCACTGTGCTGGTGCTACTGACATTGACACAGGGGAAGAATATTGGTTCCGCGCACACCAGTTTAGGGAGTTCTTAGACTTCCTAGACAGCGCGGACAACATTATTGCTCACAACGCTAATGGCTACGATGTCCCTGCTTTACAGAAGCTTGCCTTGCTACTCCTTAACTACGTCTGGATACCAAAAGCAAACGTAAAGTGTACAAAGGTAATGTCGCAAGTTCTAGACTTTAACAGGTTTGGCTTCGGACACTCCTTGGCAAAGTGGGGCCAGTTCTTTGAAGACGAGAACAGAAAGGCTCTGGGCAGAGCAATCCGGATGGGTAACAAAGTCCTAGCAGAAGAACTCCGTAAACTTATCGGTACCTTCTACAAGGGCGACTACACAGGCGGTTTTGATACGTTTAGTGAAGACATGTTTGAGTACATGAAGCAAGACGTTCGCTTGGGCGCTAAGGTCTACGTTTACCTACGTAAGGAACTAAACGCCTTTATCAGGAAAACCCGTAATCCGTCTATGGTTAACGCTCTGACAACAGAGATTGACATGGACTACGTTATGGCCAAGCAGTCTGAGAATGGTTGGTTGTTTGACCGCGAAGGGGCAGTAGAACTCCAAGTAACTATCGGTAAGAAGCTCAAGGAGATTGAGGACTACGTTAACCCATTTTTACCCGCAACTGTCAAAGTTGTTGATGCAGATACAACAATAGACAAGGAACCCACTACAGGAAAACGCTATGGTCAAGTCAAGACGCCGACTTACACGAAAGCAGGAAAGCTTAACCGACACCTTATCAATTGGTTTGGCCTTCCTGATGACACCACTGTTGATACTAGCCCTTTCTTTCGGGAGTCTTTGGGTTTTTGCAGGGTTGAGTTTACTGCTGGTGATATTGGCAACACTGATACGGTTAAGCGTCACCTCGGCTCAATCGGTTGGAAACCGGACGAGTGGAACTGGAAGAGGATCAACGGAGCCTTTGTAAAGGTCTCTGCCAAACTCTCTGACACTTCCCTTAGACCTCTTGGGGAAATGGGTAAGGCTCTTATGGAGTACTACACCCTACGTTCCCGAAACTCTATCATCAACGGTTGGTTTGACTACATTGATGAAGAGGGTCGCCTCCACGGTGATGTGTTCAACATTGGTACCCCTACGTTTAGGCAGACCCATAAAGTTATTGCTAACCTACCCGGAGGTCGGGCTACACTGGGTAGGGAGTTCAGAAGCCTGTTCATAACACCAGAGGGGACACGTCTAGTTTCCGCTGACTCTGCTGCCTGTCAGCTACGGCTTCTTGCCTACTTTATGAACGATCCTGAGTTTATGAAAGAGGTTCTGGAAGGTGACATTCACCAAAAGAACGCTGACATTCTCTCAAAGATTGTTGGAGTTGAGATCTCTCGTGCTGATGCTAAGCCCTTCATCTTTGCCTTCTTGTATGGCGCTGGTGGTGCTAAGCTAGCTTCTATCCTTGGTGTCTCTGAGAAGATCGGTACCAAGCTCAAGGCAGAGTTCCAGAAGGCTTATCCTAAGCTTGACAAACTTATCAAAGAGACTAAGGCTGAAGTCGAAGTAAACGGTTTCATTATCGGACTTGACGGACGCCCAATCTACTGTGAAACAACCCACAAAGCCCTTAACTACCTTATTCAAGGTGCTGAAGCTGTTGTCATGAAGTTGACTATCCTTGAGATTGAAAGACAGTTCAAGCTACAAAACATTGATGCCAAAATCCTACTGTTCTACCACGATGAAGTTACCTACGAGGTCATTGAGTCCCAAGCTGAACTAGCTAAGACAATTATTATGGAAGCCTTTGAGGAAGCGCCTAAGAAAGTTGGTGTAAACATTATGACTTGTGGAGACTGTAACATTGGCATAGACTACTATGACGTTCACTAAAGGAGAACACACTATGATGAACGGACTTATTAAGGCTTCTACGGCAAAGGAGCTTGCTGCAGATTCACGCAAGGTAAGCATCAAAAGGAAAATTGAACAGCGCACCTACGAGGGGTTTACAAGTGCCGCAGTAACCTACTACCTTACTAAAGAGGAAAATTCAGAGCTTAAGGCTCTTGGCTACAAACTTGATCATCGTGGCCCCTGCGCAAACGCACAAGTTATCCGGTGGTAAACAATGCGCAACAACTTTCCCTCTTTGAAGTTGAATACAACGAGGAGATCCGCAATCGTATACGCCTCGCAGTTGCAGCCTACACCTACGAGTATGAAAATACCTCAATCATGTCTGATGCAGAGTTTGACCGTATCTCGTACCTCATTCTACCCGAAGTCAAGACAGGCTATATCAAGCTAGACAACTTCTTTAAGAAACATTTCGAACCCGCAACAGGTATGTGGGTTCGGAAACACCCTAACAAGAAGGGTTTGAAGAACATTTATGAAAGGTATTACAAAGATGAACATGCGAAATGATAACCATTTTTGGGCAAAAGAGAAAGACTACGGTGGTAAGACCCCAGTGGGTTTCCACCTAATTGATGTAGACACACAAGCAGTCCGTATCAGCAACTTTAACGTGGCCTTCTATGCCCGAAAA